CGGCGATTCAGTCCCTGTTCCAGCCCGATGACGAAGTGTCGCGGCTGTTCAAGGAAGGCTCCCTCGGGCGTCTGAGCGGGTTCAAGTGGTATGAGAGCATGTCGCTCTACAGCCACACCGCGGGCACCTGGGCCGGCGCCGTGACCATCACGACCACGATGGCGAGCGGCGATACCACGATTGCCATCACCTGCACCAATGGCGACACGTTCAAGAAGGGCGACAAGATCGGGATCACCGGCTTCTATGCCGTCAACCCGATGACCCGTCGCACGACGACCACGGCGACCACGATGCAGGTCACGGTCCTCGCGGACGTGACGGCCTCGGGCACCTCGGCCACGCTGAGCATCTCGCCAGCGATTTACGGCCCAGGTTCGCCGTATCAGAACGTGAACGCACTGCCGACGGCGACGACTGCTCTGGTCCTCTGGCCGGGCACCACGAGCCCCAACGGCAAAGTGGGCAAGGTCGGGCTGGCGATTCATCCCGATGCGTTCGCACTGGTCGGGGTCAAGCTCGAGACGCCCAAAGCGGTCGAAATGTCCTCGCAACAGCGGGATCCCGACACCGGGATCAGCATCCGCTTTGTGAAGGCGTGGGACCCTGTTCAGTCGAAGATGATCCACCGGTTCGATGTCCTGATGGGCTTCGGGTCGCTCTACTCGGACAACTGTGCCGTGGCAATCGCCTGCGGTTAAGAGGAGAAGAACATGGCAATGCCTTACGGTTCTGGTTTTTCCCCGCTGACCGGCGAGCCGCGCAGCGGCATGATCCCCATCCCCACGCGGGTTGCGACAGCGATGACGCTGACAACCGGCGGTGGGGTCCGCACGCTGACCGCGGCCGAAGTCCTCGGCGGTGTGCTCATCGTGAACTGCGACGATGCCCAGACGGCGACGTTGCCGACGGCCACGCTGCTCAATGCGGCGCTGCCGGCGTGCTCGGTCGGCGCCTCGTTCGAACTCGACGTGGTGAACGTGGGTGATACCACGCTGACCATCGCCGTCGGGACGGGCGGGACGCTGGTGGTCGGGAACAGCAAGAGCACGGTGGCGACGATTGCGCTGCTGAACTCGAAGCGGTTCATCATCATCGTGACCGGCGTGACGCAGAACGGCGATGCTTCTGACAGCTATCAGGTCATTGGCATGGGTTCGATTGCGGCGTCGGTTGCGTAGTGTCGGATCTGACGTTTCCCCGTCACGTCTACTGGCGTGGCGGGGTCTTTCTCATCGTGCAGACTGTGTCTGACTACGAGGCGGCGGTGCAGGCCGGTGGCTTGGACGCGCCTGCGGCAGACTGGCCTGCGCCGGACGAATATCGGCTAATCACGGAGCCGCCGGCGCATGATGAACCGAAGAAACCACGCGGGAGACCGCGGAAGACGGAGACCTAAATGGGTCAGATCACGATTCGCGGCGGGGGCGTGTTCACCTCGAAAAACATCGAGGACATCAACGCCAACTTCACGGAACTCTACGGCGGGGCTGGCGGCATTACTGGTCCGACCGGCGGCACGGGTCCGACCGGTGCCACGGGTCCAGCGACTGGTGTGACGGGTCCGACCGGTAGCACAGGCCCCACGGGTCCAGCGACTGGCGTGACCGGACCGACCGGATCGACGGGTCCAACCGGACCGACAGGCCCCTGAGATGTTGGTCACGTCTCGAGCCATCGCCGCCTCGGCGGCGACTGAACTCGGCACCCTCGGCCAAGGCGAAACGATGTCCGCAGCGGATCTGGCCCAATGGCTGGATCTGCTGCGGGCCCTCCTCAACGCCTGGAATGCGGATCGACGCGCCGTGTATGCGACCGCGTTTGATACGTATACGCTCGTGCCGAATCTCTTCCCGCATACCATCGGGCCGACGGGCACGTTTACGACCACGGCGCGGCCGGTCTCGATTGACGGGGCGAATCTGATCCTGCCGGCGACGACGGTGAACTTCAATGGCACGATCACGATTCGGGATAACGCCTGGTGGCTGAAGCAGTCGGTGCCGACGCTGACCTCGGACATTCCGACGGACCTGTATTACCAGCCGGATTATCCGAACGGGAAGCTGTTCTTCTGGCCGGTGCCGCAGACCGCGTATGACGTGCAATTGATGACGCGGGTGCTGCTGGATGATGTCGCGCTGACCACGAGCAGCTATGAACTGCCGCCCGGTTACTACGATGCGATCCGGCTGACGCTGGCGGAAAAGGGGCAGCGGCCCTTTGGCCGACCGGCAGACGTGACGCTGATCAACGATGCGAGCCATGCGCGGGCGGTGATCTTCGATAACAACGTCACGATTCCACGGCTGCGCACGAAGGATCCCGGGATGACACCTGGCAAGGGCGGATTCACCGCCGATTTCAACTGGCTTTCTGGACAAATTGTCTAAGGAGTTCTGATGGCTGTCCTGTTCGTGCCATTGCAGAAAATCATGCAAGGGCTGACGGCCCAGAATGCCGTGGCCGTGCTCCCCGACGACTACATCGGGCGCTACGTCGAATCCACGTTCTATGTGGTCTGGGACCATACCTCGGCCGCAGGATCGGTGGTCGTGGAGACCGCGCACAGTCCGACCTATGCCGGGACGTGGGCGAACCTCGCCACGGCGAACTGGTCCGCGATTGACAAGATTACGAGCATTTCAATTTCCGGCGTCTACGCCGCGGTGCGGGTGCGGATTGCGACGGCGGTGACGACCGGCACGGTGGACGTGTGGGTCTTGGCCTCAGATTCGTAAGGAGTGACCGCGTGGCAAAATCCAGTTCCAGTGAATTACTCGAGCAGCTTGACGAGGCGTTTGACACCACGGAGCAGAAGGCGGAGGCCCTGACCGCTGTGCAGGCGTCGGCGGCGGCGGCCATTGCGGAGAAGCAGGCCGAATTGGCTGCGGTGCAGCAGCAGCACGGCGCCTACGTCGATGAGGCGCAGGCCGAGTATCGGGATGCCCGCGTGGCGCTTGAGCGGCTGCAGGGGCAACTGAACGAGCGCATCGGCGCGGCGGTGAATCCTCGCGTCATTGTGCGCGGATGACGACGCGCATCGGTGGGGTGGCAGAAGTCACCTCCAGTGCCTTCCGGCTGCAATCGAATCAGTCGGAGGTGAAGCATGCGGCTGTGGCCGTCAGTGCCACCGGCACGATTGTGGCGGCGGTGCCGGGGAAGAAAATCAGTGTCTTGGCGTTTGCGCTGACTTCCAGCGGCATCGTCAATGTGAAGTTCCAATCCCATACCACGGGCGACATCTCGGGCCTCTTCTACGAGATTGCGAATACCGGCTTCGTGCTCGGCCCGAATGAGTGGGGCTGGTTTGAGACGGTCGCTGGTGAGGCGCTGGACATCAATCTGTCGGCGGGCGTGCCGGTGGGTGGCGTGCTGACCTATGTCGAGGTGATTCCGTAATGCCCGCACGGCCGATCATCATTCTGCTGCAGCAATCGACCAGCCCGCCGGTCTATACGTATCTCCTGCGGGCGGATGTGGCGGTGGCGCGGCAACCGTTGTATGCGAAGCCAGGGTATAAGAGTCCGTTTCAGCCGTTAGCCCCGGATACGGATCCTGATGCATCGGCGCTCGTCAGTGGTGCCGTGGTCGAAATCACGTCCGTGCTGACGGGTGGGGGTGGACAGACTTTGCCCCAGATTCAAGCGGAACTCGTGACCCGTCAGGCGGACTATCAAGCGCAGATCACGGCGCTCACGACATGGAACCGTTACGGCACGTTCTATAACGGCACGGTGTGGACGGCGCAGGGCGTATAAATGGCGACCACCTTCAAACCCGTCTACGCCTCAGGTGCCGCGGTCACGATTACGCTGGCCTCGCTGGCAGAGTCCAACGACTGGACGGCCGGGCGCCAGTCAAGCGAGATCGATAACACGTCGAACCTCTACGACGATCTACTCGTCTCGGGGAAGATTACGACGGGCACCACGCCGACGGTCAGCACGCAGATCAATATCTATGTGGCCGCGTGGGACGCGCAAGCGAATGCCTATCCCGACGTGATTACCGGCGCGGGGGATGCGGCGAAAACCTTCACCTCAGTGAACGTGCAGACCGGCGCGGTGAAGATTCTCAAGGCGATGCTGATTGACTCGACCAGCAATCGCACCTATTACTTCAGCAACGAATCCGTGGCGGCGCTCTTTGGGGGCATCCTGCCGCAGAAAGTGGTGTTCTTCGTCGCCCATAACACGGATGCGAACCTGAACGCGACGGGCGGCAACCACGCCATTGACATCCAGGGCGTGCAGTGGCAGGGCGTCTAAGATGTTCCTGAGACTGCCGAGCCGAGCG